GTTTTGGATCTGCGAATGATGATTTACTTTGGTTAAACTGAGCTTCAGTCATAGGAGCAGTACCCTGTTCATTCATAGCGGCTACGTAATCAGCGTAAGTTTCGTATTGTTCCATAGTTATTTACCTATTAGTATCTTATCTAGTTTATCTTCTAATCTTTGCAACGCATCCATTACAGTGTGCATGTCCTCTTTAACATCATCACGCTTTGCATATTCTTCACGAGTTTTATTCAACAATATATCTAGTCGTTTCATCTCTGCAAGCACACTGCGAAACATCCATATAGCAGGTGCTATAATAAGTGTAAGAACTCCATTCCAAAATAGTATAGGGCTTATTTCCATAATTTAACTCTGTGTTAACATATCGTTGTATACTGTAGTATCACTTGTATTTTGACTTCTAAGATAATTAGTATTTGTTCTTATTTGAACTTGCGTAGAACCACCAGTGCCACCACAAGTAAGAGTTATTGTTGCTGACGTATTTGTGTGTGTCAGTTCAAATAATCTATTGCGTGGGTTTATACCAGTATCTTCATTAATAAGAACATTACTTCCAATACTTTGAGCAACTCCTGTATGGCTTTTTAAACTTATTCCTGTTCCAGATATATTAAGAAAACTAGTTCCACCAGTACCCCCAACACCAGTTACATTTGCGTTAAGCGTATAAATACCTGCATGAGATAACGTAAAAGAACAAGTAACTGATCCAGTATAACTTCCTATATATTGATTTGATTGCACTGTAATTATTTGACAGTAATTACTTGTAGTTCCTGCATCAAGATAAGCAGCTAAATCAGCATAATTTCCACCATACCAACTTAAATACGCTGTGGGTGTAGCACCACTATTTGCTGCAATACCTCTACCATGTGACCCACTAGTGCTTCCAGTTATGCTACCTGCTGTTGGGTTTACAATTCTGTAACCACCATAGTAGTCTGTTAAATCAATTGATCCACTTGTTGGTATACTAGAGTTTGCTTCTGTATCTAATGATGGAACAACACCACCATATGAATACAGTTGATGTGGATTATTGTTACCTGCACTCATATAACTAGCACCACTTTGTATGCTACCACTTGTACTACCAACAGTGCTTCCTTTTCCCACTGTTGCCGAACCATATGTAGTAGGGTTGGGAATATTGCTTTCACCCTTGTGAAGGTTAGTCATACTTATTGAACCACTTTGTCCGTAAAAATCACGAACATCTGTTAGGTTTATTGCACCACTAGTCGCTAGAGCCATGACACTTACAGCCTTGTTTATGTTCGTCTATTTCTTTTTTTAAATCTTTTATTGCTTCTATAAGAACTCCAACCATGTTGCCGTATGCTACAGATTTGTATTCATTATCTACAACAACTTCTGGTAATATTTTTTCTACTTCTTGTGCAATTACACCTGTGCCTTTTTCAGCTTGCATTGTATAAGTTACACCACGCATACTCATAACTTTATATAGAGCATTGTCTATTGTTTGTATGTCAGACTTTAATCTTTCATCTGAAGTTGCAGTGACTTCTGTTGCTGAAACTGTGCCACTAACTGTAAAAGTACTACCATCATATGTTAATCCAGACTCCACTGTCATTGCAGAAGTTCCGTTACCTGTAAGTAGTTTATTTGCTGTAATACTACTCACTCCTGTTCCACCATTGGCAACAGGTAAAACTCCTGTAACATCCGATGTAAGATCAGTAGTTGTGCTTACAGTTGCAAAAGATAACGTGCCAGAACCATTCGTTTTTAAGAATTGACCATTACTACCATCTGATGAGGGTAAAGTAAACGTTGCACCACCACTAGCTTTTACAGTTCCAGTGTGCAACCCTGTTGTGTTACCTTCTAAATTTGCTACGAGTGTTCCTGTAGTTCCACTAAATACTTCAGAACTATTTGTTGCCGCAGTTAAAAGAGTAAACTTAGCTTCACTGTCATCATACCCAAAGAAACCTACTCTAGCTGATCCATCATTGTATTTAAACTCAATACCTCTATCTTTATTATCATCACTAGCGTTTGCCCCTAAAGTAATAATAGGATCAGCAATTGTTGTTACAGTGCTGTCTATTTGTGTTGTTGTGCCACTGACTGTAAGATTGCCCCCTATAGTAACATTACGACCAAATGATGCATCTCCTGCTTCAGACATATCCAATGTTAAAGCAGTTACTTCAGATCCTCCATCGTTGCCTTTAAAGACCATATCTTTGTCAGATACAAGAGATTTAACCGTTAGGTTTGAACTATCCATACTGACATGACCGATGTTTGTACTACCATTTTTAAATATTACTTCATCGCCATCAGCATCAAGAATAATGTCTCCTGCTGTATCTAGTGTCATATCACCAGAGGATAAAGCTATTGTCGTACCATCAATATTAAAATCATCAACGTTTATACCAGAATTTATAGTAAGTGCAGTGCCAAAAGTTATTCCTGTTCCAAGTGTAATTTGTGCTGTTTCTGTTCCTGCAACTATATTACTAAATATAACTTCACTGTCTTCAGTTCCGTTACTTACATCTTTGACTTGTGTTGTTATTTTTGCAATGTTTCTAGAAGTGCCTGTGTCACTGTCAGCCTTAAACAATATTGAACCACCAAAATCATTATCGGCAGGTGAAGCTGAGTCTCTTTCAATAATAACAACAGGACCTGCACTAGTTCCTGCTTCAGTGCTTTGAAGATGTAGAAGATTACCTGCAGTTACAGATGATAATTTTAAACCAGTATCAGCTACATGAGTAAGAACAATATCACTGTCTGTTCCAAAATTTATAATAGCACCATCTGATCCCATAGTAAGATCATCACCAATTGTTGCATCAGTTCCAACTGTCAAAGTTGCAGATATGTCTACTCCTGAACTAGCATCGATATTTACAGTAGGAGAAGTTAAGTGTATCTCACCATCGGCAACAAGATCTAAATGATTGTCTGCACCAGAATGTATGTATATGTCACTATTTCTAAATATGGCTTTTGCTGTCGTCACAAATGTTGTATCTGCCCCTACGTTATCAACAAAAATATTATCAAATTTATTACCTGACTTACCTAAATCTAAACTACCTGCTGACGGATAAAATGAACCACTGTCTGTTAAAAATTGTTGGCTAGGTCCTATCTTTTCAATAGCTCCACCCTCACCTGCAGTTCCATCATGTGAGTGTCCACCTGTGCCAAATGCGGCAAGTATGGCATCAAACTCACCATCAAGGTCAGCCGCATTAATAACGTTGCCATCTGCTATATTATTAGAACTATCATTTCTACTATCGTAAGCTGTACCCATTACCTTCTCCCATACTGACCATACTCTAGTGATATAGCATCAAATGAATATGGTGGGTTATTTGATTCCGAATTAAATTGTAAAGACACTATGTATCCTGATCCCTTTGTTTGTTTTGTAAATACTGATTTCAATGTTGCTCCACTAAATACAGCAGTGCCATATGTGCTTGCTGAATCTCCATATAAAAATGTACCTGTTGTTCCTGCAGTATTTGCAACATTAATTGTATTAGGTTCTATAACTCCTGTTTCAGACAAATCAAATTTTAAATTAAAATCAACATCTAGTGATCCTTGAGGGTCTGTATATATTATAGCCTTATATATCGTTTTACGCAAGCGTGGATCTGAAATAGGAAAGTATGGAGTAGAAAAGTTTGCAACTATATCTGTGCCATCAAAATCATTTCCTGATTCCATTTTATAAATAAGTCCATTTGTATGCCCAAAAACAATAAGCTCAACACCTTGACGTAAACTAGAATGTGCAACCTTTGCCTGTATACCAGAAGTTTCAGCCCAATTAAACTGCACACCTCCTTGACCTAATATTTGTGTACCTATAAAACCTTTTGCCGACTCTGTTGTAACACTATTAGAAAATCCAAATATTCTATATTGTGTTTTTGATCCTATAGTAATACTAGAGAACTCTGTATGTGTCTGTACAAAATCTTCTACACGATCCTGTATAACTTTTGATATAGACAATAAATTAAAGTCTCCAACTTTTTCTGTACCTGATATAGTTCTTAAACCATCCTGTGCAAGAAAAACAACATCTCCTGCAACTTCTTGTACAGTATCACCTTCTACACATCCTATATCACTAGCTATAGGACTTAATTGAAAGTCAGCTGCACTTGATCCAACAAGTCTAAATATTTTATTTTCACAAAATATAATTAACTGATCACGAAATGTTATAAGACTTGTTATTGTGCCACCAACACGAATCATTCCTGCACCATTAGCAGGATCAAAATCATCATCTTCATATGGTGCAGAAAATACAAGTTTGTCACCATTGCCGAGCATCATGTGATTTTTAAATACAGCAACATGTCCTGCACCATCTATATCACTTGTTCCGTTGCTAGACGTTAGTTTTGATAAGTCTCCTGCTGTTGTGCCTTTTAATAATAAAGGAAATCCTTTACCATCTACAATTATGAGATCTTCATCACCATCAAAATTATAATTTATAAATCTAACTTTTGTTGCATTTGCTCCTAACTCTATAGACGTAGATAAATCAACGTGAGATCCACTTCCTGAAGGAACAAGATACAAATGAGGATTACCAGATGATTGTCCTCTTGCAACAACAACCTGTCCTCTAAACTGTACAAGCCCTAATAAACCACCAGTTCCTGTTACAGTATTTGTGTTAAATTTTGTAAACCCTTCTATGCGTCTGTATCCTCCCTCTATAGATGGTTCAAAGTTTGTTAGAACTCGTGCTGATCCGGGGGCTGCCGCTCCATGCTGTAAAGGAGATAAGTTTGTAATCAAACCCCCTTTAAACTCTAATGGATACGTTTGCAACCTATCAGGCATTATACAGCCCTTATGTAGATATTTTCATTAACTAACACTTTTCTCATATAATCCATGCCATCTTTAAATTTTTTAAATGCAAGTTGTGCTGACTCTATATTATCTCTAAACATATATGTGTAATACATAGCACCATCTACAATAACATACTTAAATCTCTCTGGTACACGTGGTACTTCATCATCTGTAAGAAGATCTTCTGTCCATTTAAAATATTCGTAACGTATCTTGTAGGCTTTATCTGGCATGGGAACAATTCCAAATTCAGCGTTTTGACCTCTAAAAACTCTTTCTGGAACTGCCCCCTTTGTAGTATCTGTTTCATCTTCTTGATCAACAAAATTATCTAAGTATTCACTGTATGTTATGTGTTCAAGTCTTCTTGCTTCTCCTACATCTAAACTTGTATCTCTTTTAACTCTAAAACTTTTGTAATCAATAAACTTTGCTTCATCTGGTATAGCATAACGTGTTGTTCCTGCTACAAGTGTTACTTCTATTTGACTGTGATTATAGGGCCAGTATTCGTGATACAAGTTTATATCTCTTATTGCAGCGTTTACTGAGTCTTTTATTTGCCCATAAAATCCTGCAGCCGATGCAAAATTACTTGTTGTAAGTTCTTCTTCGTTAAGTCTCTTACAAACTGTATTTACAATATCTAAAAAATTATAAGCCATTATACTCTTTCCTTAACGTTCAGATGAATAACTCGTTTTGTAACGATTGCTGCATTTGTTTGTGCTGAACTTGACGTTGTTATTTCACATACAAACCTATATTCTTTGTTGGCAACTCCACCACTAAGCACAAGTGTTGCTGTTGTAGTAGTGTTTACGATGTTCTCAACAGTTATTCCTAATGCTGTTGCAACAACTGCTCCAGATTCATCAAAAGTATTTCCAGAACTTAACGCACTACTTTCAGTTGTTCCTGATATAATTTTCCATTGCACACTTGCTATTGTCAACGGACTACCAAAGTTATCTAAATATCGTGTCCAATCAACGGTAAAATCTAGCCGTTCATCTGGATCTTTGTTGGGCCATATTAATGCCATTACGCTGCTACCTTCACATTTCTATAAGGATCTTGTGATACAAAAGCCTTTCTGGTTTGTTGATTTTCTACTGTTACTGTTCTTCTTTCTTGGAATGTTACTTTTACAGCCCTGCCTTTTGTAAACAATGCAGGATCAAAAAAGAATACTTTAGCTACTGTTGCTGTTGCTGTTGCATCTCCTGCAATAGATGCAGTTGCTGGTCTATTTCTAATTACTGTTATTGAATTAACAGTTGCATCTGCAGATATACTTGCACTTACTGCTCTAGAACGTGTACCTGTAGCTGTTGCTGTTGAATTACCAGTAAGTGTTGTAATAATTGCAGATGTTCCAGTAAATACTGTAGCACTGCCTGTACACGTTGCATCTCCACTTATACTAGCACTAACTCTTGCTGTTACAGATGCTGATCCTGTTGCTGTTGCATCTGCAGAAACACTTGCTGAAATAGCTGTTGCAAATGTTCCTGATAAAGATTTAGTCGATAGTGGATATACGGAAAACATTAATTATAATTTATCCTTGTATTTCCATAACAACTAAATCTATTACGCCTTGTGTATTAGCGTTTATTTGCATAGACCCATTTCCAGCTTGTAGATAA